ACCAAAGGATCGGTGACTCTTTCCGAAGACACAGACGCCGACATCCTAGTACAAACCACCTCACGCTACCACACATGGGTTCAGGCAAAAAAGCAATACAATATTGGATCCGAGTCTGGCGATACTGTTTCGCTAAGAAAAACATCCGATAGAAGTATTGACAAGTCTTTCGAAAAACAGTTTAAGGACTTTTTAGATAAGTCATCTGATAAGCGCCCCTCTAACGACACGGCAAAGAAGAACCCCGAAACGCCAGAGGGCTAAATGTCTTTAACTAAGAAAGAGGTCATGGCGCAGATCGTTCGCTGCGGAAAAGATCCTTCTTACTTTTGTAATAACTACGCTAAAATCTCTCACCCAATGAGAGGTTTGATCCCGTTTGACCTATATGACTTCCAAAGCACGGCTTTAAACGATTTTAAGGATCATCGCTTTAACGTGATCCTCAAGGCACGCCAATTAGGAATCTCAACAACAGTTGCGGCCTATGTTTGTTGGCTCATGTTGTTTCATCGTGACAAAAATGTATTAGTAGTCGCCACAAAACTGGGGACAGCTACAAACTTAGTCAAAAAGATCAAGGCTATTCATAAAAATCTGCCGGCATGGCTAAAGATCGCTGAGATATCCATTGACAACAGACAATCTTTTGAATTAGCAAACGGATCTCAGGTTAAAGCTTCCTCGACTTCGGGAGACGCTGGTCGTTCTGAGGCTTTGTCTCTCCTAGTCGTCGATGAGGCCGCCTTTGTCGAGGGAATGGAAGAATTGTGGGCAGGTTTATACCCAACGCTGTCTACTGGTGGTCGATGCATCGCTTTGTCTACTCCAAATGGTGTTGGCAACTGGTTTCACAAGACTTACACAGAGGCAGAAGAACAGAAGAACGATTTCTATACGATTAAATTGCCATGGAATGTCCACCCAGAGCGAGATAAAGAGTGGTTCGATAAAGAAACTAGAAATATGTCCCGCCGGGAGATTGCGCAGGAGCTAGAGTGTAACTTTAACGCTTCTGGCGAAACTGTTGTACATGGCGACGACTTAAAGTTTATTTTAGAGAATGTAAAGTCCCCAACACACAAGACCGGGTTTGATAGAAATTATTGGATTTGGAAAGAGCCACTCCCAGGGCATGAGTATGTTTTAATAGCTGATGTAGCAAGAGGAGATGGCTCAGATTTCAGTGTTGGACATGTTTTTGACATAGAGACGATGGAGCAAGTTGCCGAGTATCAAGGCAAGATAACACCAGATATGTTTGCTCCACTTCTACACTCGATGGGGCACGAATATAACGAAGCACTCCTTATAATAGAGAATAACTCTCTAGGTATAGGAGTTTTAAGCAGAATTCAAGATTTAGATTATAAAAATTTATATTATAGTGTAAAATCAACTCACGAATATGTTGATCAAGTTACTGCACAGAGTGTTTCTTCTGTGGCTGGGTTCACAATGTCGATGAAAACTAGACCGTTAGTTATTGCTAAGTTTGAGGAATTCGTGAGAAATAAACTAATTACTATTAACTCGATGAGGTTAGCTAACGAGATTAAGACTTTCGTTTGGCATAACGGCCGCCCGCAAGCAATGAGAAGTTACAATGATGACTTAGTGATTGCGGCATCGATTGGTTGTTGGGTTAGAGGAACAGCTTTGACGGCTAATCAACGGGAGGCTCAATATAAAAAAGCTATGTTGACGAGCATCTCGGTATCTAACACAACATTAAATACGCGGATAGAAGGACAACACGGCTACCAAACTCAAAAGACTACTTTCAAGGGCGATGACGGAAAAGTACACGACTTGAGTTGGATTTATAAGGGATAAACCATGGCAGATAAGAATGATAATGGAAATGTTAGAAACCCGGACTCAACGCTATTCCGTAGACTAACCCGACTCTTCAGCGGGCCAATAGTAAACTATGATAGACCAGCCGTCACCCGCGGAACTCGTAAGAATGTACAAAAATATAATTTTACGAGTAGCACCGGAAAAGCTTTCAAGAAGAAGGAATATCACAATCCTTTTGGAGACCTATCAAACAAGGTTCTCTTACAGCGCAATCGTCAAATTCGATACACTGACTTCGATCAAATGGAGTACGTTCCAGAGATTGCCTCAGCACTAGACATCTATGCTGACGAGATCACTACTTCGACAGTCTTTAACCCATTGATCAACGTTGAGTGCCACAACCGTGAAATCAAAGACATTCTTCACTCTCTTCTGTATAGTGTCCTAAACGTTGATGCCAATATGTTTAGCTGGGCTCGCAGCATGTGCAAGTATGGAGACTATTATCTCTATCTTGACATTGATGATGCCATGGGGATTACGAACGTCATCCCACTCCCCGTCCGAGAGATTGAGCGCATTGAGGGTCGCGACCCAACTAACCCAAACTATATTCAGTACTTTTGGCAGCAGGCTGAAGGACGAGGGAAAGGCGTTACCTTTGAGAACTGGCAGATATCCCACCTTCGTGTGATGGGAAGTGACAGATACATCCCTTACGGGACGTCGGTTCTCGAACCATCTCGACGCATCTGGCGCCAGCTTACTCTTTTAGAAGATGCCATGATGGCTTACCGGATTGTGCGCTCGCCTGAACGTCGAGTATTCTACATCGACGTAGGAAATATTGCCGTAGAAGATGTTGAGCAATATATTGAGCAAGTAAAGACGCAAATGAAAAGAAATCAAATAGTTGACGACGACTCGGGTCGAGTAGATTTGCGCTATAATGCTATGAGCGTAGATGAGGATTATTACATCCCTGTTCGCGGCGCTTCAAATAACACTAGAATTGAAACCCTGGCGGGCGGTCAGTTCACTGGCGACATTGACGATGTGAATTATCTACGAGATAAACTATTCTCGGCACTAAAGGTTCCAAAGGCCTATCTTGCACAGACTGATGCCATCGAAGATAAGACGACATTATCACAAAAAGATATCCGCTTCGCAAGAACAATTCAGCGATTACAACGCACCGTCGTCGCGGAACTAGAAAAAATATGTATTATACACCTATACACTCTTGGCTTTAGGGATAGTGATCTTCTTTCTTTTAAGATCAATCTCAACAACCCATCAAAGATTGCCGAACTTCAAGAGCTAGAGCATATGCGAGTTAAGTTTGAAATTGCCGGAGGAGCCACAGAGGGACTGTTCTCCCGCCGCTGGGTTTACCAGAACATCTTCAAGCTCTCAGAAGAAGAAGTCCAGAGGATTGAGATGGATCAGTTCGGTGATGCTAAGCACGCCGCCCTGATTGAGGCAGCAGCAATGCCAGAGGGCGGTGAGATGGAAGGCGAAGCCGGACTAGATCTCGGTGGCGAAGCTATGGGCGGCGGACTCGGAGACGAAACCAGCGCCGTACTGCCTGATGAGTCCGCAGAACCAGCAGAAGAGGGCCCGCTCTTGGCGTCGCCTGAAGGGGCTGAGCCCGCAGCAGCAAACCGCCCGGATAAACGCCGGATGGGAGCACGTCTTCGAAGCATGAAAGGCAAATATGCTAGTGAAATGGCCTCCTCTACTACTAGAAATGTAGATAAAGGGTGGCCTGACGGGATGAGGACACTAATTAACATAGGCGAGAACAAAGCCCCGGATGATGAGAAGCTTATTTTTGATACGCAATTTGAAATTAAAAAACTAATAGAACAACTGGAATCGAAAAATGAAAGCAAAACATAATAAAAAAAGAAACACAGCCTTTCTATACGAAGCACTCACTAGAGAGCTTACTAAGATGATTGTAGCCAGAGATGCAAAGAAGGCACAAACGATTAAAGCAATCTTTAGAGAACACTTCTCGGCAGGAAAGGAACTACAGCAAGAGTTAAACTGTTACAAGGCGCTTTCGGAAAGTTCTGAGCTAGACCACTACACTGCTGAAAAAATGATCTTCGCAGCAAAGAAAGAGTATGAAGAACTTGATAAGAAGAATATATTCCAAGAGCAGTCCTCTGTGATTAAAAAGATCAACCAAGGACTGGGAAATGACATTTATAATAACTTTGTCCCCAATTACCGAGCCTATGCTACTATATCTCAAATATTTAATGATTCGACACCAGTTAAGTCTAGGGTCTTGCTAGAGAAGCAAATTTTAAAAAGCCTCACCAGCCCTAGTAACAAAGAAGAAGAAATGAAGCCAGTAGACTCTCTGGTCGTTAAGTCCTTCAGCGAGAGATTCAACAGTGAATACTCTCACTTGCTCCCAGAGCAACAATCCCTTCTTGGAAAATATGTTTTGTCTTTCGGGGCAAATGAGGTTGATTTTAAACTTTGTGTGGTTAACGAGCTTAAGAGAATCCGCAACGAGGTCTCACTTTCTATGCAACTCGACGAGGTTAAAAGCGACGATGAGATGGTCGCCAATACTAAGAAGGTGCTAGAAAGAATAGATAATTTTGATATTGCCAACGTCACCAAAAAAGATGTTCTAAAGATATTGAAACTTCAAGACTTAGCTCACGAGTATACTAACGATGCCAATAACCTTTAAGATCGGAGACTCCTCTGCCAACGAGGAGCAAAGGCCTATCCAGGCTACCATAGAACTCCAGATAAGCAAGACTCTAGACGGAAATCTGCTTATCAACGACCATAAGTATATGGATATTGT